CCGTATTTCGCCCTGCGGGCGTGGAGCTAAGACATGGCACTCACAGCAACCACTCTCTCGGCCGCGTGCGGCATGTCGGATCTGACGCTGGCCGTCACGTCCAGCACGGGCTTCGCCGCCGGACAGCCGGTCAAGATCGACAACGAATACATGGTGTGCGTCTCGGTGCCGTCCACGACATCGATTGTCGTGCGCAGCCGGGGCAACGAAGGGACCATCGCGATTGCGCATGACATTCTCGCCAACGTGGAAACGTCGGCGAGCGTCACCGACTTTCCCGGTGTCCCGCTCGCCAACTCCACGCTGATCCCGCCCCATGTGCCGGTCCTGCTGACGCTGGGGCAGAACCAGACGCTGACGCTGCCGCTTCAGGACACGACCTACATCATCGACAAGGCGTCGGCGGCGACGATCACGCTACCCACGCCATCGAAGGCCCAGGACGGTCTGCGCCTGACTTTCACCTCGCAGACGGCGGCGGCGCATGTCGTCAGCGGATCGTCGCTCATCGCCGATGGCGTGTCCGGATCGCCGCATTCGACCTGCACGTTCGCGGCGTTCAAGGGCGTGACGCTGAACCTGCTCGTCGATCAGGGTCTGTACAACCTTCAGAGCCAAACCGGGATCACGGTGACGTAATGGCGGTCTTCTACGCGCCGGAAACGGCCATGGCGAAGGAACTCCGCAAGTGGGAGTACGGGAATCCTGCGGACGGTTATCGCGGCTACCGCGAAGTTGTCTGCACGGAATTCCCCAAGATGCTCTATCAGGCGGGCGTGAACGATGACGGGCGGATCGCCATCATCGGCAGTGTCCAGGTGGCGAACGCCAACGAACAGCGCAATCTGGAATCACGCGGCTTCTATGTCGATCAGCGTGAGGCTATCGCCGTCGCTGAACATCGGCAGTTCCACGAAATCCCGGCGCTCGCGGCGGAACGGCATTACGCCGAACGGTTCATGAGTGACGCGGCCCAGCGAGAGATTGCCGCCCACGAAACGGCGACCGACGCGCATCTCGCGACGATTCCTGAAACGCCGGTACGTCGTCGGCCAGGGCGTCCGCGCAAGAAGGTGGAGGTACCCGATGCCCACGGTCACGAGTAGCGGTGGCGCGTTCGTACCGAGTCTCGGCTACGACCGAACCGGCGCGGCGGATTACAACATCGTCCAGAACATCCCGCCGATCCCGGTGGCGACCACGACCTATTCGCCATCGTCGTCCATCGCCGACAACAAGGTCATCGTGTTCAACAGCGCGGCCGGTGGCACGGTCACGTTGCCGCCTGCGACGGGCAGCGGGATGCGTGTCCAGATCATCATCGGCACCACGGTGACATCGAACACGTTCGTGGTCAAAGTGGCCAGCAGCACGGACTTCATGCGTGGTGCAGCCATGACGGTCGGTGCGGCGGCGGCGACGTTCCTGACGGCGAACAGCGGCACGGTCGCCACCGAATCCGACACGATCACGTTCAACCGGGGCACGACCGGACTTGGGACCATCGGCGATTTCATCGAACTCATCGACATCGCAGCGGCGGTCTGGTGGGTTCAGACCAACTACGCATCCAGCGGCACAGCGGCCACGCCGTTCAGCGCGGCTGTGTGAGATGCGATGGCGACCTCGGCGCGGGCGATTATCACTGACGCGTTCCTGACGCTTGGCGTCTTCGAACCGGGTGAAGTCTTGCCCGCGTCCGACGCGAGCTTCGCATTCGGACGCTTGCAGTCGATGCAGAGCGCGTGGAAGTTGGAACCGCTCACATCGCCGACCAATGTGCGGGAGACGTTCCCGCTCGTGGCGAACAAAGGTGGCCCGGCCAATCCCTACACCATCGGGCCGGGCGGCGATCTGAACACATCAAAGCCGGTCAGCGACTACGAACTCGTGGGACTTGGGCTTGTGCTCGGCGGCACAAGCCCAGCGGTGGAGATTCCGCGCACGTGGCTGACTGATGACGCGTGGCAGGCCATTCAGGTGAAGACGCTGAGCAACGCGCTCTTCACGGAAGGCTATTACAACCCCACGTATGCGGGCGGGTTGGGCACGCTGAATCTCTGGCCGGTGCCCGACAACAACCTGCACACGCTCGTGCTGTACCGCGATCTCCCCATCGTGTCGGTTGTGTCGCTGGACGCGAGCTACGACTTGCCGGACGGGTACTTCGACGCGCTCAGCTACAACTTGGCCGTCCGACTCGCTAAGCCCTACGGGCAAGTCATCGCGCCGGATCTGGACGCACTGGCGCGACAGACGTTGGCGGTGGCCAAACGCGCCAACACGCGGCTGACGGATCTGCCGACGGATCCCGCGCTCACGCACAACAAGCGCGGCGGCTACAACATTCAGACGGGCACCGGAGGGTAGTCGTGATCAGCACAGGTCAACAGCGGTACGCCTTGCTCTCGGCGGTGACGAGCGGCATCAGCACCTACATTCCCGGCGCGAACTTCAACGATCTGACGGTCTACGTCCAGGGCACGGGCACGACAAGCGGCGGGACGATTGCGGTCGAAGAAGCCGAGTGGGATGTCCTGAACGGCGGCACGATGCCTGCGGGCGCGTGGTCGCAGATTACGACCATCGCGGCCAGCGGACTCTCGGGTGGACAACAGGCGCTCCATCTCCCACGCGGCAGTTACGGCGCAGTGCGCGTGAACATCACGGGCGCAATCACGGGCGGTGGGACCGTGACGATCACGGCACGGGGAATCTGCTGATGGCCAACTCGGTCTATCTCGGCTTCGGCCCCCTCAGTCTTCCCAACGGGACGCAAGTCACCGACAGCGCGAACGGCAAGCTGCTCGTGACCGGCACGACGCCGATGTTGCAGTTGGGCGGCACGACGAACCAGTCGCCCGCGCTGAAGGGGAATACCACCGGCTCGGCGCTCGGTGTGCGTGCCGCCGATGACAGCGCCTTTGCATCGATTCAGGCGTCCGGGTACTTTACGTCTTCGAACAGCACACTCCCCACGCTTGGGTCTGCCGCGCCGACGATCTCTAGCGGCTTTGGCACGTCGCCCTCGGTCGCCAACCAGAACGGCAACGCGGCCTTCGTGATCAACGTCGGCACGGGGGGCACGGCGACGAATGGCGTGATCGGGATGCCGACGACCATCAACGGGTGGGTCGCCGCTTGTGTGGACATCACGGCGGCAGCGGGGCACACCGGCCTTCAGACGGTGCAAACAGCATCGGCCACCAATTCGATCACGATTGAATCGCAGAACTCGGCGGGCACGGCGACGGCATGGGCGACCGGATCGCTGGTACGCATCGTCGCGTTTCCGTTTTGATGCGATGCCGCCCTATCCCGGTTTTCTTGGCCCGGCGTACCAATCGGCTAGTTACATGGCGGATCAGGAACGGCTCATCAACTTCTACCTAGAGCCAACCGAATCGCCGACGGCCCCTTCGCCGTACGCGCTGATCCCCACTCCCGGCTTTTCGGTATTCGCTGCTGTTTTGCAAGCGCCGATCCGGGCCATTGGGATCGCCGGGTCAAGAGTCTTCTTCGTGGCAGGCTTCGCGCTCTATGAACTCTTCAGCGATGGCACGACGACGCTGCGCGGATCGCTCAGCGCGGACAACAACCCGGCGACGATCACGTGGGACGGGCCGACCGGCGGGCATCTCTTCATCACGTCCGGTGGTATCGGCTACGGCTACAACCTGAACACGAACACCCTCACAGCGGGCGTCACGAGTTTGCCCGCGACGATGGGCGCGTTCCTATCGGATCGGTTTCTGGCGCTGGATGCGACGACATCGACGCTTCAGATTTCGAATCTGCTGAGCACGACGTTCAATCCATCGCAGATCGCGGTGCGCTCGGCAGAATCCGACCCGTGGATTTCGATGACCGTCGTGCATAACGAAATCTGGTTGTTCGGCAGCCTGACATCGGAAGTCTGGTACGACGCCGGAGCCACGCCGTTTCCGTTTCAGCCGATCCCCGGCGCGTTTCTGGAACAGGGCATCGCTGCGCCGTTCTCGGCGACTCGGGACGGATCGCCCTTGCAGTGGGTCGGACAAAACCAACAGGGCGCTCGCGTCATTTGGCAGGCCAACGGATACGTGCCGCAGCGCGTGTCCACGCACGGGATCGAAGCGCAACTGTCGGCGATGTCTACCGTCTCGGATGCGATCTCGTTCACGTACCAGGATCGTGGGCATTTGCTGTGGTGCCCGGTCTTTCCGACGGCGGATCGCGCCTTCCATTTCGACATTCCGCTCGGCAAC